TTTTTTTTTTTTTTTTTTTTTTTTTTTTTTTTTTTAAGCAGGTTAAAGCACTAATGGTTTCGCATCTACACGAATGTTCCGCGTTTCCTTCTTTAGCATTCTTTCTATTTTCTCTTTTCTAACAATCTCAGCATTCCTTTCTAGTCTTCTTCAATCTTTCCTTCTTTCTTCAATATCCCTAGTATTTCTTATTTATTCCTAGTATTTCTTATTTATTCCTAGTATTTCTTATTTATTCCTAGTATTTCTTATTTATTCCTAGTATTCCTTATTTATCCCTTATTTACAGCAATCTCAGCAATCTGAAACGAAGTTTCGTATTTACTGCAATTTGGTGAAAATCAATAAAATTGCCCAACTCAGCTCAGTTTTATTACTAAATTTTGCAAATTTTTCAGCAATTTTGAAAAACGGCGCTGAAATTATAACCATTTTAGTCATAATAAAACTCACTACTATGGTAGTATACCTCAAAATAATTTTTTATTGCTCAATTTTAAAAAAATTTTTCAAGATTTCAAAAATTTCAAGATTTTAAAATTTTGTTTAAAAACTTTGTTTAATTGGTTAATTTTTAGTAGTTTTAGCAAAGTTTTAGCAAATTAAGCAAAGTGCAGAGGCTTACAGCACTATGGAACTTCGTTCCGTATTTTCTGCACTTGCTGTATGAATTGCTAGGCTTGCTGTAGAGTTGCTAGGCTTGCTGTATGAATTGCTAGGCTTGCTGTAGAGTTGCTAGGCTTGCTGTAGAGTTGCTAGGCTTGCTGTATGAATTGCTAGGCTTGCTATTGATTTGCTATAGAGAGGCTAAACTTGTTATTAACTTGCTATAAATGTACTAAATTGGGTATTCTAGTTATAAAACATCAAATTCTTCACTTGACATTCTAGCTCAACTCTAGTATAATAGGGGTATAGATAGTGTAATAACCTCAGCAATTTTAACTTCTAAAGGAGAATAGATGAAGTTGACAGGTGGACGACTTCGCGTTAAGTTGGTCAACAAGGATGATGTCCTAGCCACAACGGAAAGAATTAAGTCAAATCGTTACGAAATTCGCATTTCGCATACTGCAACAAAAAGTAATCAAATGCTGGAAACAGTTTTTCATGAGTTAGTGCATTTGCGTCAGTTCCACAATAAAGAGCTAAGAGTGCAAAAGAATGGGTGGAATTACAAAGGTGTGTTCTATTTGCTAGAGAGTGTAGAAGATTACCTCCTAGCCCCTTGGGAAATGGAGGCTAGAGCAATGGAAGAAGTGCTATTAAATGCTTTTGCGGAGTATTAAGTTCTAGTATCTTAGATTATTGTGGATTGTCTTAGATTATCTTAGATTATCTTAGATTTATTGTATTTATTATATTTACCAGAGTGCAGAAATACCAGAAGCCTACAGCACTGTGGAACTTCGTTCCGTATTCTCTGCACTTGCTGCAGATTGCTGAAAGGAGGTTTAGTATGGATTAAATTTTTTGAGACATATCACACTACCGTGTGTGACATTATTTAACTTAAAAAATTAACTAAGGAGAGGTTTATTTATGTATCTAGAAGAAATACATGATCAATTAGAATTAAATGCTACACACTACTCTAGGTGGGCAAAAACTATACTAAAAAAATACACTAAAGATGAAGATTATTTTGAGGAGATAAATGCACATAAAAAAATTAGTTACAGGCTAACAGATGAAGTGTCATTACTTATTTTAGATAAATATGGGTTTAGTAAGGGGTATATAAAAAATAAAGCGGAAATGTGTGAGACAAATTGGATACGACATTTTGTAGAGGAGTTAAACAGGACAAAAACGTATTCATATGACTGGTTTATTACAAATATTAGGAACAACTGGGTATTTAAAAATAGTTTACCGAAAGGGTATATACATATGATCCCTAGTGAGATATCTTATTCAGATTTATTAAATGCTGAGTATATAGATGAGACTTTCTCAATTCTAGAAGATGGAATTTTACCTTGTGTAGCCCCAACACTATCTCTAGCGTTTATTATAGAAAAAAGTGAGATTGATAAAATTAAGTGTAAGTCAAAGAAAAACAATAAGTATTCTCAACCAGATGCGCATTGGGCAAGTCTTAGAAAAAAAGCGGTTGAATCGACTCAAGTAACTAGACCTTGTGGGTATAAAGTTACAAAAGAAGCAGTATTTAGAAATGAAATGACAGTACAGGTAACTGGGACAAGAGAAGAGATTAAGAAGCTATTAAATTTATGGCTTAAAGCAAAGTAATAGCAAAGTGCAGCAATCTGCAGAAATACCAGAGGCAAAAGTAATTTAAAGCAATCTGCAGAAATACCAGAGGCAAAAGCAATTTAAAGCAATTTAAAGCAATTTAAAGCAATTTAAAGCAATCTGCAGAAATACCAGAAGCTTACAGCACTGTGGAACTTCGTTCCGTATTCTCTGCACTTGCTGCAGATTGCTGAGAAACAGCTGAGAATATAATACTAAAAATATCACTTGACATTCTAGCTCAGGATTGTTATAATAACTTATAAACAATTGAAGAAGAAGTCTAAAATTAAACGGAGGTAAAAATGGTTGTAGAGCAGTTACTTAAGCAAAAGAATTGTCGTGGAGTTTATTGTATGGATTGCCCCTTTGGGGAAAAAGGCGGGTATGATTACTCAGAAGCTTGTGCAGCAATTACAGAGTTTAATAACAGGAACCCAGTCGACAAGTTGAACGAAGAAGTTTTAGACTACTTAAAAGGGTTAATTACAAAGCGGGATAAAGAAGAGGTTGGTGAAGACGAGGGGGGGTTAATTTTGAAGGGCTTGACGAAGAAATTGAGAGCAAAGAGAATAAGTCTAGTATAAAAAGTTCTGGACTAGATCAACTTATTAAACTTAATGCGGCTAAAGTACCTTGGGAGGTCACTTACTCAGCAGAGCAGGATCGCATTCTTTATATTATTATAGATCAAGATGCTGAGTTTAATTTCTACAATAAAGATTTAACAGATACTTGGTTAGATGCACTTATTTTAGTATCGCAGGAGCTTGATTTGTAGTTTTAGTATTGATACACTCATATACATGGAATGTACAATAACACACTTATACACATGCAACACATGCCCCCTTACTCTTCGAGTTCGGGGGCTTTTTTGTGTCTGCTCCAATTGTTTCTTGGTTTTAGGTTGCTCCAGTCTGCTGTATTAGACTAGTGTTTTGAATACGAATCGAAATAATCGAATTTATCACTTGACTTTAGATTTGGTACTTGGTATAATGGCGCGGAGTGCCTTCGCTTAAATAAAATTTTCAGCCATATCATCATATGGGTTAGAAATTTTTTCATATGAATTTTTATTAAATTTCTACAATTAGTCAAGGTTTTGTATTACTTAAAATTTGTTTTGAATTGCTCAGATTGCTTTAGTTATTTTATTTCTATTTTTATTTCAAAAAATTATTTATTTTTGAAAAATATTTTTGAAATTTGCTTTGATTTCGTACTTATTTTCACTAATGCGTAAGTTTTGTACTTGTTTTGGCGCTGAGTGCGTAGATTTCGTACTTATTTTCACTAATGCGTAAGTTTTGTACTTATAGATTTAGTACTGAGGCGCAGAGCGCTTTTAATATATATTGGTTTTGATATATATTGGTTTTGATATATATTGGTTTTGATATATATTGGTTTTACTATATATTGGTTTTACTATATATTGGTTTTACTATATATTGATTTTACTATATATTGGTTTTGATATATATATTGGTTGCAATAATCATGCCAATGCTATCTCTCGCAATAACCATGCCAATGCTATTCCTTGCAATAATCATGCCGGACTAGGATATAATAAAAATAATTTTATATGTTATAATGCTTGACATGCTATGGGGAAATATGCTAAAATCGGCGCGGTGGATATTCATATATATGAATAATTGAATGTGGCATAGATTATGTATTAGCAATAACCATGCCATACTAGGATATAGAATATTAGAAACTTTTATGTTTACATAACGCGATTAACTTGGTATATTACAAGGGCGTCAAGGGAACGAAAAATAAATTTTAGGTCAAACCTAAAATAATTGAGTAAAACCCTTGACAAGCAAAATGAAATAGAGTAAGATGTTTACAAGTTAAGGAAAAAAGCTCTTTTATAACTGAATAGTTTAGCTGGCAGGGCAAAGATACTCTCATATGTGCAAAGCACGTGAGTTAGCCCCCTATAAGCTAAACAATAATAATAATAAATTGAAAGGCGTTTATCATGTATAAAATCCAGATAAAAAACAGGATATATAATTTATCAGCAAGTGAATTAATCAAGCTAAAAAACAAAGGTGTAAACTATTTTATAATCCTAGCATAAGGTTAGGATTAACAACCGCCTCAAAGTAGGCAAGGGGATTAAAAAATGGCTGAAAAACAAAACGTGGAACTAGTAAAAGAGTTGCAAGAAAACGCTCCTATTAATTGGGATAGTGCTCAATCAATAGGTGAAAAACACGGGCTAAAGCCCCGTGCCGTTGTACAAATTTGTGTTCGGAGTAGCATAGAATATAAAAAGAAGCAACGAGTATCAAAAACAGGTAAACCGGTTGCTAAAAAGATTGATTTAGTTGCACAAATTGCAACTAAATACGAAATTGATGTCGTTAGTCTTGATGGACTTGACAAGGCTAGCAAGAACAGCCTCGAAGCTCTGTTAGCTTAAATTTAAATTTAACCGCACTGGTTACCTTTGGTAATCAGTGCTTGAAAGGCAAAAATCATGTTGAAACAACTAGTTATTCTGTTTTTGCTCACATTACCCTTATATATTATTATAATGGTGGCAATGTGAGAAAAAACTATTTTTTAGTGGTCGATACAGAAACCACTGTATCAGATAAAGTGGCTGACTTTGCCGCTGTTGTTTGTGACAAAAAAGGGAATATCATCAACCAGTGTGCTGTTCTGATTGATGGCATATATTCGGATAAAAACAGCCATTGCCTGTTTTACAACAAAGATTCCGATACGTTATGGAGTAAAAACCGTTTATCCGAGCGCTACAGTAAGTACAATAAAATGATAGCGTCCAGCGCTCGTTTTGCATGTTTGATGCTAGTTTCGAGCATATCAGCAAAAGAAAGGGTTATAAAAAATTTATATTAAAAAATCATCTTTTTAATCCCCCAACAGAAAAGGGGAACATGACTTATAAGTGTACCGCTGAAACGGTTAGCGCGTTTATCAGTGGACAAAGGTTAGTTGAACCCCACACCGCTCTTGAAGATGTTACAGAGCACGAAATTCCAATTTTAAGATATTTATTAAAACGTGCAAGCGTTAGAAAATTGTTAAATTCTAACGTAAAATATTCGTGGCAAGGGATGCAAGTAAAAGATAATTTTAATATTTAAAGAAAGGTTTAAAAAATGCAAGAAATTCACATTTTGATAGATAAAGAAGAAATGATTAAGTTATTGTCGGATGAATACAGTATTGGCATGATTTATTCAGATGCTACCTGTTTAGGCTCAGGCGAAGAAACCCGAATCTATAAAGATAGGTTAGGGGATAAAGAAGTAGTTATTATATCTCAGCCACTTGAGGATTAAAAAACATGCAGAGTAAGAAAAAATCATTACAAGAAATTTCTTTAAACACATTTAGCGGTTTTATTGTGTCGTATACGGTAACCTTGTTCATGCTGCCATATTTTCAGCTAATGAATGCGTTTACAATAACATGCTTATTCACTGTTATTTCATTAGTTCGTTCATACTTTTGGCGTCGTCTATTTAACAAAAAATTGAAAGGGTAAATAATTATAATAGTATTTTATAATATTCAGAAATCTACATATATCTGAAACGGTATATGTAGATTTCAACATATATTGAAGCCCCTATATATGAAAACCTGTATATAGGGGCGGATTAAAGACTCTTAATTTGCTCAATTTAATGCGCACACCCACACGCGTCCCATGAGGTAATATTTCCTCTCAAGCAAATAGCAGAATATACTGAACGAAGTTCTATATTGCTGAGATTCGTTAAAGCTAAGTCAAAACCCCCTAAAAGATTTGTTAGATTCACCCCACAAGGTAAATTCTCCTCTCAAGCAAATAGCAGAGAATACGGAACAAAGTTCCATAGTGCTGAGATTAGTTAAAGCCCCCCAAGCCAATTAAACCCTTCAAAACCCACCAAGCCAGTCAAACATAGTGCTGAGATTCGTTAAAACCCAAACCAAAAACCCAAACCAAAAACCCAAACCAAAAACCCAAACTAAAAAGCCCAAGAAGCCCAAAAACCAAACCAAAGACAATTAAATTTTTATACCCCTCAAAAAATAATTGTTGACACTCGCTATATTAACGTTTATAGTTATAATATATGGAGATTCTATCCTAAAAATGCTATAAATACATATTAGCAGGTTAAAAATCAATTAAAAAGGAAACTTGTCAATGGAAATACAAATAGCTCCAGAAAACTTAGAGGTAGCCAATCTCTATCTTAGTAATAACTCACTACAAGAAACCGCGTCCATTCTTAGTATACCGATAGAGAGGGTGTCTAGTATATTAGATAGCCCAGATGTTCGGAGATACGTAGACAACGTTTATTTGGATACAGGCTACCGTAATAAGCATAAACTCGCTAACCTCATGGATACTATATTAGAATCTAAGCTAGAGGAATGCAAAGCTTCTGAGGTGTACTCTAATAAAGATATTTTAGAAATTGCCCAGGCAATTCATAAAATGCGCCTCGAGGAGCTTAAGCTCCAGCAAACCAATATAGGTCATCAAACTAATGTGCAGATCAATGAAGCTCCGTTTGGTGGTGGTAATTATGGAGAACTCATGAAGAAGTTGTTAGAATAGCAGCTTTAACAGCTTTAGCAGCTTTAACAGCTTTAGCAGCTTTAGTATTTTTAGTATTTTTAACAAAGTGCGCAAAATATCTCGCTCCGCGAGTAAGTCTGCGTAAATAGGTTAAAATTGTTTTAGAGTAAGTCTGCGTAAATAGGTTAAAATTGTTTTATTTGGTTAAGATTTGCTATTGCTATTGCTATTGCTATTGCTATTTGGTTAGTATTGCGCTAGTTAGTTAAGTTTGTTTTAGCATTTTGTTTTTAGTTAAAGTTGCTTTATTGGCTTTAACTAGGTTTAATCTTGATTAATTTAATCTTAGTTAGTAAAGCCAAGAAGGAGGGACTATTGCAGGGGGAAGAAAGACGCGCTGCGGATAATAGGCTAGATCGAATTGAAAATAAACTCGATAAGCTCACCGATTATATCGTTAATATTGGTAGGCTAGATGAAAGAGTAAGAGTGCTAGAAAGTAATTATAAATCTTGTTCAGCACGAGTCGCTAATAATGAATCAGTTCTTAAAGACACTACTATTATAGTAAAAGCATTTACCAAAGCCTTTTGGTTATTAGTTTCAGCCGTAGTTATTGCTTCAGTGAGCTTGTATATTAAAGGGTAGGTATAGCAGTTTTAGAATAGTATTTTTAGTAGTTTTTAACCAAGTGTGCAAAGTACCAATAGTACTTTTAACAAAGTGCGCAAAATATCTCGCTCCGCGAGTAAGTCTGCGTAAATAGGTTAAAATTGTTTTAGAGTAAGTCTGCGTAAATAGGTTAGGCTTGCTATTTGGTTAAAACTTGCTGTCGCTATTTGGTTAAAACTTGCTGTTGTTATTCAGTTAAGATTTGCTTATTTAGTTTAAAGAAAGGAAATGTATGATTGAAATTAAACGTGGGATACCTTGTATAAAGGAAAAAGGTAGGTGGCTGAAGTTTGCTACAATGGACTTAGCAGAAGCGTACCTTAATAAAAATTCTCAAGAGAGTTTAATCGAACTTAACTTTAGATCAGTTGTAGGTTCTGAAGATTCCTATAACAGTGAGGAAGAAGAATGCTTACCGTTAGCAGACGAGATATTATAACAGACCGCATTATTGAGTATAAAGATGCTTTTCTTAGAGTACCTATTGAAAAATACTTAGATGCTATAGATGTTGAGCCAATTCCTTCTCAGATTGCTGTAATTAATGCAGTAAATAATCCTAAGTATAGGTTTATTTGTGCTGCACTTTCTAGACGACAAGGTAAGACTTATATTGCTAACATTATAGCCCAGGTATGTTCTTTAGTACCTGGGTCAAATATATTAATTATGTCTCCTAATTATTCGCTGTCATCTATTTCATTTGATTTACAGCGGTCTTTAATTGGTAGGTTTGATCTAGAAGTAACAAAGAACAATGTTAAAGACCGTGTTATAGAACTAGCTAATGGATCTTTGATGAAGCTGCTTTAACTGGGGGTAAAGGTAAAGATGCTTTTAATATAGCGCTACGCCCTACTCTTGATGCTTATAATGCTAAAGCTATCTTCATCTCAACTCCTAGAGGTAAAAATAACTGGTTCAGCGAGTTTTATCAGCGAGGATTTAGTGAAGAATTTCCTGCTTGGTGCTCTATCCATGCTACTTGGGAAGACAACCCTAGAATATCCGCTTCAGATATTGAAGAAGCTAAACTTACTATGAGTAAAGCAGAATTCGAGCAAGAGTACCTCGCTTCATTTAATGTATTCGAGGGTCAAATTTGGCAGTACGCAGGTAGTGATATTAGCTCCAATGAATTTTTAGATTATGATAAAAAAGAGTATGACTGTATATTTGGAGTCGATTGGGGTTTTAGGGATCATACAGGAGTTGTCGTAGCTTTATATAGCTGGTCTCAAGATAAATTCTTTATAGTAGATGAATACATGAAGAATGAACGTACTACTGATCGGCACGCTAAAGCTTTATTAAAGATGATAGATAAATGGGATCCAGACATAATCTACACAGATTCGGCAGCAGCCCAAACGAAGTTTGACCTTGCCCAAGATTACGGCATTTCCATGACAAACGCTAAAAAGTCTATCTTAGGTGGCATTGGTTACGTTGGTAGCTTATTTGAGAACAAAAAGATTGAAATTTGTTTAGAATGTACTCACGTATTAGAATCAGTAGATCAGTATCAATGGGATAACCGAGAAGGGTTAACTAAAGAAAAGCCCAGTCACAAAGGTACAGCAAGTCACTTAGCAGATGCACTACGGTATCTATGCTTCTCATTTGCTAGAGGGGGAGCTGGGATTTATTAAGGTTTTAGCAGTTTTAGCAGTTTTAGCAATTTTAGCATAGCAGTCTTAACAAAGTGCGCAAAGTATCTCGCTTCGCGAGTAAGTCTGCGCATATTGGTTAGTTTTTGGTTAAGATTATTTTAGAATAGTATTGCGTTATTTGGTTAAGATTGTTGTTGCTATTTGGTTAGTTTTTGGTTAAGATTGTTTTAGAGTAAGTCTGCGTAAATAGGTTAAAATTGTTTTAGAATAGTATTTGATTAAGGTTGTTTTTATTTGGTTAAGATTTTAGTTAAGATTTTAGTTAAGATTTACTGTTGATCAGTGTATTTTGTTCTATACCTTTAAAAAATATTTCTTTACAATAGGTGTTGAGCTTGCTATTATTTAGATATTGAGAATAAAAATGTGGGGAATAAAAAATGGCTAAGCTACGTAGGGATAAAATAAAGTATATAAGGGATAAGTGCAAATCAGCTTATAATAAAGACTCTAGCTGCTACATTTGTTCTAGTACTGAGTCTCTAGAGTTTCATCACTATAATAGCATGACTGCTATGTTAGAAAGATGGTTACGACGTAAAAAATATTCAATGGGTACTGTAGAGGAGGTAGAACTTTACAGAGATGAATTTATTGCTGAGCATTACGATCAAATATATAATAAGACAGTAACGCTTTGTAAGGCTTGCCACACAAAGCTACATGGAATATATGGAGCAAAGCCTAACCTAGGTACTGCTGCAAAGCAGGAACGTTGGGTTGAAAGGATGAAAAATGTGGTGGTTTAAGAAAAAAGAAAAGCCAGAGCCTCAAGAAAAGCTTAATCCTGCGCAGTCGCTTATAGGGCAACGTGAAGGCGGTACAATATCTAGTACGGAAAATGTTACAAATTACACAAAACAATATGAAGCTATTGAAATAGTAAATCGTGCAGTTAATATGATTGTAGACGATGCTAGTGACATGCCTATAGAAGTAGGGGGTTCACTCCCAACAGCTACTAGAAAAGGAATTAGAAAAGCTACTATTGAAAGATTATTAAATCATGAGCCTAATCCTTTTCAGGATATCAGTGCTTTTAAACGCAATTTAATAATTGATTTAATAATTGATGGTAATATATTTATTTATTTTGATGGAGCGCATTTATACCATTTGCCAGCTAATAGAGTAACAATTGAGGCAGATTCTAGTACATATGTAAAAGGATACTCGTATGAAGGGCTAATCGATTATTCCCCTAGTGAGATTATCCATATAAAAGAAAATTCATTTAAATCTATTTATAGAGGCACTAGTCGTCTTAAGCCAGCTTCCTCTACAATGATATTATTAGAGCAAATGAGAAAGTTTCAACATAATTTCTTTAAGAATGGAGCAGTACCTGGGCTTATATTCAAGTCTCCAGATGTTCTTAGTGAAAAGATAAAAAGCAGAATGCTAGAAACTTGGCGCTTGCGGTACAGACCAGAAGCAGGAGGGCGAAGCCCGATGATTCTGGATGGGGGTTTAGAACTTGATTCAATTAGTAATGTAAACTTTAAAGAATTAGACTTTCAAACAGCTTGTTTAGACTGTGAAAAAACTATATTAAAGGCTTTAGGTATCCCACCTATATTATTTGATGGGGGCAATAATGCTAATATAGCTCCCAATCATAGACTTTACTATTTAGAAACCATACTTCCTATTATTAGAAAAATAAATACTGCTTTTAGTAAGTATTTTGGGTATTCTTTAAGAGAGGATGCCACAGATACTCCAGCACTTCAACCTGCTCTACGTGACCAAGCGTCCTATTTCTCTACTTTAGTAAATGGAGGTATTATTACTCCAAACGAAGCACGCACAATGTTAGGGAGAGAAGCACTAGAAGGGCATGATGATATTAGGGTTCCAGCCAATATCGCAGGGTCTGCCACTGATCCTAGCCAAGGAGGGAGACCAGAAGAGGATAATACGGATGAATAAAAAGAAAATTCTAGGTAAACTCCTAGACTACTTCATTGAAAAAGGTGAAGTAATGAGTTATCGAGCTTATTCGCTCAATAAAGATACGCCAATCAGACCTGTGTTAGCAAAAAGACTTGTTAGTTCTTGGTCAAGACTGCCAGTTATTCTTCAGAGGAACTTTCCTGAAAAATACGCTTTAATTGGTAAACCTGTAGCCAATAAGCCTAAAGCAAAAGCTAAAGCTGTTGAGTCTACTGCTAAACCGGTAGTTAAAGTTAAGGAATCTAAAAATGAAAAATAAGCTAATTTATGTCAAATCCGCAATGGATGTGTCAATAGATTTAGAGTCCCAGAAGATTAAGATTTCAGGGTACGCTAGTACTAATGATGTAGACAGGGCGGGGGATGTAATAACTCCAGAGGCTTGGAAAGATGGATTAGATAATTACCAAAAAAATCCAATCATGTTATTCAATCATGATTATAACAGACCTGTAGGTCGAGCCACTTCAGTCTCTCTAACAGACAAAGGCTTATTCCTAGAAGGTGAAGTATCTGTTAAAGCTGCTCCTGATATTGCAGCGCTAGTAGAAGATAATATATTGAAGGCTTTTTCTGTAGGTTTTATGGTTAAAGATGCGATATATGATTCTGCAACAGACATTTTCAAGATCACAGAAGCAGAGTTACATGAAGTATCTATTGTTTCAGTACCTTGTAACCAAGATGCCGTATTTTCTGTAGCTAAGTCCTTTGACTCTGATACGGAATACAAATTATTCGTAAAAAGTATAGTAAAAGCCGATGATGTTGTAGATTCAGTAAATACTCAAGATGCAACTAACATTAAGGCTAAGAAGTCAGAGGAGAACGACATGACACCAGAAGAAATGCAAAAATTATTGAAGCAGGTAGCAGAAGAAACTGCTAAGTCTATTACTGATACTCAAGCAAAAGCAAAAGCAGACGCTGATGCTAAAGTACAAGCCCAAGCTGAAGCAGACGCTAAATTTACTATTCAAGTAAAGACTGCAGCTGAGTCTCTTCTAGAAGATGTTGAAAATCGTTTTTCTGAAAAGAATGAGTCTTTAGAAACTATTGTTACCGAGTTGAAAGATGAGCTGGCCTCTAAGTCTGAAGAAATTGCTGCTATTCGTGAAAGTAAGCGTCATTTCTCAGATCGTAACAGTGGCACAGATTGGAAAAAAGCATTTGAGCAAGATATGGCTGATGCACATATCCTTGGTCTTGCAACAGGCAAAGGTTGGAACACCAAAACTTCCGCAACCCTCATTGAAAAAGTTAATTCTTTTTCAGGTGTAGAAGTTTCAAGTGCTGATTTTGAGCAAGTAGTTTCCAGCAATATTGAGCGTGATATTGAGAATGAGCTCGTTTTAGCTCCTCTTTTCCGTGAATTGCCAATGACTGCAGCTACTATGATTCTTCCTATCTTGCCTGACGCAGGGTATGCAGAGTTTGTATCTACTGCAACCACTACTGCTACTGCTCCAAAAGGCAACTTAGATATGCGTTCTGCTAGTTATGGGGACAATGCAGGTGTTTCGCTTAATGAGCGTACTGTAACTACTAAGAAGCTAATGTCAGTTTCCTACTTAGGTAATGAGACTGAAGAAGATGCAATCATTCCAATTCTTCCTTTGATTCGTGAATCTATGGTTCGTTCTCATGCTCGCGCAGTAGAGAATGCAATCCTAGTTGGTAATCATGCAGATGGTGCATTTGCTACTTCTGGGGCTAGTTTCGATGGCCTCGTTGCTCTAGCTGCTGCAGATGGTAATGTTACTCAGCCTGGAGGTTCTTATTCTGTAGGGGATGCTGTTACTGCAGCTGATTTGTTTAATCTCCGTAAAAATATGGGTAAATATGGTCTACGCCCAGAAGATGTTATTTATATTGTATCTCAAGATGTTTATTATAACTTGATTGAGGATTCTGAGTCTCAAGATGTTAGCTTAGTTGGTGCTATTGCTACAAAAGTTAAGGGCTCTATTGGCTCAGCATATGGTTCTGAGATTATAGTATGTGATGAATTTGCTGCTAAAGGTGCAGGTACTTTTAATGCTGTTGCAGTTAATACTCGGAACTTCTTGATTCCTCGTTTACGCGGTATGACTGTTGAGACTGACTATGAGACTGCTAATCAGCGCAGAGTTCTAGTTTCTACTCAGCGTTTAGGCTTCATTGATTTGATTGATGGTGCTACTGCTAAATGGGCATTGCAATATAAAGCTGCGTAATACAGCTTAAGATATAAGGATTCCCAGGAGCTTAACCGCTCCTGGGTTTTTACAAGTTGACTTATGGATTTAATTACTATTGACGAATATAAGCAGGCAAAAGCTCTTACTAGCTCAAAGGAAGATGAGCGATTAGGTATTATTGTACCTGCCGTAAGTCAGCTTGTAAAAACCTATTGTGGTACTTCCTTTATAGATTATGTAAATACAGATAAGGAAGACCTTATTACTGTTGAGTTTAATGATACTAAGGTAATGTTAGAAGAATCCCCTGTTTTAGAGATTCTAGAAGTCTCTGAAAGAACAAGCCCTTTAGAAACTTACACACAGTTAACGTCAGATCAATTCATACTAAATAAAAAGACTGATACGGTTACTAAAGTTTGTGGATACTGGGCTAAGGGGATTGAATCAGTAAGAGTAATATATAATGCAGGGTATGTAGCAACACCTGCTGAAGTTAAATTAGCTTTAATAGATCTCATATATTACTATATGAAAGAAGAGTATAAAGTTTCTAGAATGTCTTCTGCAGGGTCTTTAAAAAACACTGCAACCAGTACTTTAGTAGGAAATTTAGGATTCCCAGACCACATTAAACGTGTGTTAGATATGTATAGGATTATTTAATGAATAAGTTTACTGTAGAGTATTTTGCTAGACAACTATTAAAAGAGCTGCACTCTACAGAAGCATTTAAATCCTTAACAGAAGATACTTTAGTATATGAGTTTTATGTTGGTAAAGTGGCTTTGACAACTCAAATTAAAAATGCTTTAGGTATTTCTAAAGAAGATAATTCTCCTGAGGTAACCTCAGCAGTTAATACTTTTTTTAGACAATTAAAAACAGCATTTAAAGAGTCTGAATCATATAGTACTAAAAGGTACTATATTAAAGAGTTAAAAAGTACTAGGTACTCTTTTAAAGTACAAATAATAGCTCCGTCTAGTAAAAGTAATGTTAACCAATGGATAACAAGAAAAATAGCTCCTGCTAAGAAGGAATTATTTAATGAAGTTAGCAAACTTTCGTCTAAAGAATTAGAGTCTAATAAGTTCTTATCTTCAGTAAATACAAGTCAAGTTCAAGACTTATCAAAAGATATAAATGATTTCTTTAAATCGGGCAACCCTATAACAAAGAAATCAATTGATAAATTTATATTAGAAGTAAAAAGTAATTTAAGTAATAAATCACCATTAATTAACGTATCTCTTTCTAGTGCGGCAACTAAAAATAAGTGGTCTAGATTATCAGATCGTACATTATACAGCAAACTATCTAAAACTATAGTAGAATCATCCACAACTTTAGTCACTCCGGCAGTACAACAACACGCTGAAAATGAAATATACACAGCGTTTAATAAAGGGCTAAAAGGAGTTCCGGGAGTTACTACTTCAGGACTTAATAATACTAAAATAGTAGATAAAGATATAAAACAAAGTATAAATACTAATACTATAAATACAAGTGCTTCTTATTCAAAAGTAACTAATTCATTAGTAGATTCTTTGGATTTAAATTCCTTATTAGCTTATATTAATAAGGAATTAGTCGGACAAATAAGAGGTAACATGGGGTCTCCTAGACTTAATTGGAGAACAGGCAGGTTCGCTGGGTCTGCTAAAGCAATAAGTGCTTATAAAGATTCTAGAGATGAAGTAGCTTTAGAATATACCTATATGCTTTACCCTTATCAGACCTTTGAGCCAGGGTTTAAACAAGGGTCAAGAGAAAGAGACCCTCGTCCTTTAATAGAAAGATCTATTAGACAGATTGCAGTAGAGATTACTAATACCAAGTTTAATTTCCGGAGAGTATAATGGATAATAGAATATATACAAGTAGACGTCAGGCAATAGTAGATGCTTTAGTTACTAAAATGAAAGAAATTAATGGCGTCAACCCATTTATTACTGATTTAGAAGGTGTAGTATCTAATAGACTATTGTTTTGGGATGAAGTTGACAATTTCCCAGCTGTGCACATAACAGCTGGCGCTGAAACAAGGCAATATCAGGGCGGGGGGTATAAAGATAGATTTCTAATGGTAACTATTAGATGCTATGTTAATGAAGAAGAAGCAAATCTAGCTTTAGAAGGTCTGCTAGAAGATGTTGAAACTGTGTTGGAAGATTGTAGCCGGTTAGTTTATAAAGATAGACTAGGAGCTGATCAGACAACACAACAAATTTCCATAATTTCCATTCAAACCGACCAGGGGGTATTAGAACCGCTTGGTGTAGGTGAAATTGAGTGTGAGGTTAGGTACTGATTTATTCAGTAATTAGTAAGAGAGGAAAATATGGCTGATCAACTTTATTTTGCAAGACACAGTAAGTTAATTATGAAACAAGGAACCAACGTGTGGGCTATGCCTGTTCTAGACGGTTTTAGTTTCTCTCAGGGAACAAACACAACAGAGGTCACTTTAAATGAAATGGCTGCGAGTGATGGGACATCGCGACGAGGGCGTCAAATGTTTACGGACAGCTATAATGCCGCCGAGTTTAGTTTCTCAACCTATGCTAGACCCTTCATTGCTGTACCAGCCGCTTCTGAAGGGTGGGAACCAACTGTTGCCAACCATCACGCAGTAGAGGAAGCTCTCTGGGCTAACTTTGTTGCAGTAAACTCATGGGCTTCTAACGCATGGGCTGCAGGTGTTACAAATGGTACATCTGATGTAACCTTCGATTTTTCGGAATCTAATAAAACTACTTTAGGTGAGTTTGAGCTTTATTTCGTACTTGGTGGTTGTGCTCCTACGGGTACTCCTACTATCTATAAGTTAGATAAATGCGTACTTAGTACTGCTACAGTTGATTTTGCTATAGATGGCATTGCTACTATTAGTTGGGCAGGTAAAGCATCTATCATTACAGAAGAGGCCTCTGCTCCTACACTCACTATTACAGAAGCAACAAGCGCCACATCTAACTTTATCCGTAATCGACTGACTACACTATCTATTACCGCAGCGGACACAACTACATTCCCGGGCACTTCTAATGATGGTGTTTATAATGCAATCCTGACAGGTGGTAGTATTAGCTTCGAGAACAATGTTTCTTATTTAACACCAGAGACTCTTTGTACGGTCAATCAACCTATAGGTTCGATTTTAGGTGCGCGTACTATTGGTGGTTCATTTAATGCCTACTTAAATGCAGAACTAGGCAGCACTGCTGATTTATGGGAAGATTTGATTGAGGCTACAGAAACTGTTACTAATCAATTTGCTTTAACTTTCTCAGTAGGTGGCTCAAACGCCCCTCGTATTGAGTTTGCTTTCCCACAGTGTCATTTAGAAGTTCCAACACATAGTATTGATGATGTGGTAGGTGTAGCTGTTAACTTTTCAGCTTTACCTTCTAGTATAGATGGTACTGATGAAGCAACAATTAAGTACGTAGGTACTGCGTATTAAAACTAAGTAAATAGTTCAATAATTAATCCTCTAGCTTCGGTTAGAGGATTTTTTTATACCTACAAAAAAAATTATCTTGACATATGGTATGGTGGTTGCTATACTAAATATAGAGGTGGATAATAGGTATTCACCATATATTAACGGAATAAATGAGGAGTTTTAACAATGGAATTAAAAGATTTAATTTTGGACTGCAAGACTGCATGGGTAGACTTTCCTGGACTTTCTGGGTTTAGTGTAGAGGTTGCTAATCTCTCACGTAAGGAATTAATTAATTTACGTAAACGCTGCTTGATCACTAAATTTGATCGTAAGTCCCGTAAACCAGAGGAAATTCTAGACGACGAGAAGTTTATTAAAGAGTTTACTAAAGCTACCCTTAAAAACTGGAAGGGGTTGACTTTAGCTAACTTAGAAAACTTGATTTTGATTGATACAGAAGGTAAAGATATGTCAGAAGAGCTAGCGTTTTCAGAAGAGAATGCTCAAGTTTTGGTATCTTCTTCTACAGAATTTGATCAATGGCTCAATGAGGTAGCTTTCGATATCTCTAATTTTCGCAGCGGAGCATAGAGATAAATTATTTGAATTTTTAACTATTTTTTATAAAGATGTTGAATCAAAAATGTCTTTAGATAAATACTTAGACATTTGCGAACAATTAGGTAGAATGCCTCAGGAGGAAAGTATGCCTTTAGATATTAGTGATTTTCCCCCTGAGGTTTATGAAGCAATTATCATATTTAATTCATTGGGAGATAGAGTAGCAGCTGATATTGGTTATATAGGAAAAGATTTTTCTTCTTTACCTTTATTAATTGAAGTACATGAAGTAAACAACAAAGAACTATTGCTAGACATTCTATTATGGATGGATAGGAGATTAATAAAAAATTCTTCAGATAAAATGAAGGAAGAGCGTGACAAGGTGAAGAGGAAATCTAATGGGAAATCAAAATATTAATATTCAATTTAAAGTTAACGATGATGGTTCCCTAGCTTTAACTACAAAAGGTATTGAAAAGTTAACTCAAAGTACTAAAAAAGCTACAACTGCTACAGACAATTTTTCTAAAACCTCTAAAGGGGTAGGTCATGCAACAAATAATAATACTAAATCATTTAGCAAACAAGCCCAGAGTATAAATTCTGGGCTTGTTCCTGCATATGCAGCACTAGCAGCTAATGTTTTTGCTGTTTCTGCGGCTTTTGGTGCTTTAAAACGAGCAGCTGCTCTAACTCAGTTATCTGCTGGGTTAGACGCTGTTGGTAATGCTGCTGGAGCTAACCTTCCACAATTAGCTGAAAGTTTGAAAAAAATAACTGGGTATGCTATTTCTACTAGAGAAGCATTTGAAGCAGTTGCGCTAGGCACGAGTGCAGGATTTTCTAGTACGCAGATTGAGGGGTTAGCTAAGGTTGCTAAAGGAGCTTCATTAGCGTTGGGTAGAGATTTAGGGGATGCCATGAGTAGATTAACTCATGGTGCAGCTAAATTAGAGCCAGAATTATTAGATGAATTAGGAATAATGGTTCGTTTAGATACTGCTACCAAAGGGTACGCGGATTCAGTACATAAGAATGTAAAAGAGCTAACTCAGTTTGAACGTAGAATGGCATTTACTAATGCTATTATTGAACAAGGTACTACTAAATTTGCTGCAATTGCCGAAGCTGTAGAAGTAAACCCATATGATAAACTCTCTGCCAGTTTTGATAACTTAGCCAAGTCTTTTTTCAACCTTATGAATATTGGCTTCTCCCCTCTTATATCATTTCTAGGGGGCAGTAATTCTGGCTTAATTGGTGTTATGCTTTTATTAGGGTCTACCGTTACTAAGCAAATGGTTCCTGGCATGTACGAAGCAGCTAAAGCTGCTTCGGAAGAAGCAGACGCTATGAAAAAAGCTACGCTTGCTAATAATAAGTCAATGGAAGCAATTAAAGGGTATGCTCCAAAATATGGGGAGTTAGTAGATAAATTTAAAAGTGGTACAGCTTCTGTTGCAGAGCAAACTTCTGGCATGAAATCACTCACTGCCAGTATAAAATATCAAAAAGCAGCTTTAGATCGTTTATCTATTAATAAAAATTCTGATGAGTATAAAGCACAAGCTAAAGTATTAGGTAGAATTACTTTAGAACGCAAGTTATTAGTAAATTCTATTAATGCGGAAAATGCTGCAGAAGCGGCCGCTCATAAAGCTAATACATTAGAAGCAGCATCTAAATTAGAACTTACAAAAATTACTAAATTTTATAGTTTGGCAGTTTCTGAAAGCAATAGTGTTATTCGAGCTAACTCAGTGGCTTTAGGAGTGCAATCAAAAACTTTACTAGCTGCAAAAATAGCTTGGAATACTGCAGCTATCTCAGTTAAAACATTTGGTACTGCAATATTAGCTGCATTGCCTTATATTGGGTTAGCTGTTACTGCGGTTGGTTTATTAAAATCTGCATTTGATTGGCTTACAGAAGATACTGCAATAAATAAGCTAACTGATGAAATAGTGGAAGGCTTTTCTAAGATAAATGAGGTAGCAACTTCTTTAAATACTACTATTTCTGGGTTAACTAGTTCTACAGATACATATATAGCTAAACTTAAGGCTAGCTCAGGAGTATTAACTCAGTTTGCTGCAGCGATTAAAAAAGTAAATGATGAAGCATATAAAAATAAGTTTAAGGAATACGCAGAAACTAAGCATAGTCAATTAGATTTAATACCTCTACTTACTAAAGCAGAAAAAGACTTTGCAGATAATATAATAAAAGAAAATAAAGTACTAGATATAAATACGAGAACTAGGATAAGCAATAACGCTGCGTTGGAGCGGTATATAAATATAGGGCGAAAAGCTCAAAGTATCCAAAATGACTTGAAGAATACTTCTTTAGAGTCTGCTAAAGCTATTGTTAAAGTGTCTGAGGGGTACTTAATTACTGCTAGTACTATGGAAGGTACTGAAGCATATAAAAGTATTATTGCGGATATTACAGAATCTAAAAAAAGATTACAACTCAATATCAAAAGCTTTCGGTCATGCATCTTCCCCTATAGATAAATATGTTACAGCTATTGCTTCCGCACAAGACAAGATTAAAGCACTAAGCCAAGATAGCTATAATGCTATTAAAACTTCTATAGACCCAGATATTATGGGTTTAGCTATTAAAGCGCTAAAACAATCTGGCCAAGAGATAGAGGGACAGCTCCCTACACTAGACCAGTTAAAAAGTTCTTTATTAGGAGTAAAAGATCATGCGGAGAGGGTAAATATTGCGTATAAACAAGCTGGAATAGAAAGTAAAAAATTAGCATTAGTTGCAAATGATTTAAAAAAAGCTGCTGCTCTTAGCTACAAGGGTGTGGCACCTTATTATGAAGCAGTTAACAATTCTATTAAGGCACAAATAACAGCGCAGAAAGATATGATTGCTTTATTACAAGATGCTCCAGAAGCGGAGGCTCTTGTAATAACTTTAAAACAAAAACAATTAAGTCTTGAAAATAAATTAATTAGTGCTACTAAAATACATAAGAGGGAAATTGCTGTATTAGCTAAAGAATATTCTGCTCCTATTAATGCTGCTAAAGCTATGCAAAAAGAAGCTAAAGCACTTAAGAAGGCTATGTATTTAGACTCTGATAATGTTGTTACTTATTACAATAAGTTAAATACAGGTATTAAAGCAGAAATTACTGCAGAAAAAGAACACCTCACAATATTAAAAAATATAAAAGGCAGTATTGCAGAGCAAGAAAAACTTAAAGCTAGAATTGCTGCGTTAAATAAAAAATTAGCTGAGCCTAGTAAGATAATGTTTGAAGCGTCTAAAGCATCCATTAGGTTGCAACAGACAGAGCTAAAATTAAAATCAGATGCTTTAGCTGTAGATAAAACAAGGACAGAATTTATAAATTCTTTACTGGCGGAAGAAGTTGCTTTATCTAAAGAACTAGGTGTAAATGCTTACAATACTTCTGCTACTTTAGAAACTGAAAAAGCTATTATTCTTAGCAAGATGGATTTATTGAAACAGGAATTATCTGTTTCTAAGGAAACCTTATTTATACAGAAAAGTAAAACTTTAGCTGAGTTAAATTATCAAAAAGCTAAAGCAGTTGAATCTGATAATAAACTTGCAGTTAGTAATATAAATGAACAAGTTGCTTCTGTTGAAAGTACATATAAGCAAGCAATTAGCAATATGGATAGTGCTACTCAGAAGAGCTTAGCTGGTATGGCTGATTCTTTACATGAATTAGATGTCAAAGAATTTACTTCTAGTGTTTCTTCTGCAATTAAAGACCTAGGAGATGCATTTTCAGATGATGGGTTAGGTGATATACTAGCAGGAACATTTGATTCTGCAGTAGAGGCTTCTTTAAACTACTATAAATTGCAAGAAAAACTACAAGCAGATTATAAGCAAGGTATAATAACTTCTGATCAGCTAGAAGAGAAGTCTTTTCAGTCTAAAATAGCTCTAGCTACTAACTATGCTAGTACTGCAGGGGCTGCATTAAATTCTTTAGCAGATGCTCAAGACCAGACTTCAAAATCTGGGTTTGAGAGTGCTAAAAAATACCAAATGGCTGCCGCTATTATTAATACTGCTGCGGCGGTTACAAATGCTTTAGCAACAGTTACCCCATTTCCTGCTGCTTTAGTTGCTGCTGCTGTTGCTGCTGCTTCTGGTATTGCTCAAATTAGTAAGATTAAATCTACTTCATTTGGTGATTCGAGTGGTAGTGTTTCATCCCCCCCTACCTCTATATCGGGCGGAGGAACTGGGGGCTATGCTCAAACTACTGGGACAGTATTAGGTGACACAACTAAAGCCTCTGAATCAATGAGTAAAACTAATGAATTACTTGAAGCTATCCACGCTAAAGAATACCGTGAATTGCGTTCCATTGCTTATTCGATGGAAGATTTGAATAAGAACATCACTGGGCTAGTTAATTCTATTATTAGAGATATCTCTAAAGGAGGGCTAGGTACCGCAGAGGGTATAAAGTATGGGTATACTGCGGATAAACAGTTAGATGTTTTCCTTGGAGATATGGCGGATAAATTAGACAGCGTATTTAATGGTAATACTTTTTTAGAGGCTGTTACTGGTTTCGTCAATATAGGAACTAGTTTTATTACTAGAGGCCTTAGTTCAGTAATAGGCGGTGGGACGGAATGGAAGCATAAAGGGGAAGGTTATGTAATTAACCCTTTATACGATGAAGGTAGGTATAGAACAGGAAAAAATCCTACATTGAATGATCCTTTTTTAGCTGGGGAAATACTCGATGGAGTGAATCTTTTAGTTAGTTCTTATTCTTATGATGAAAAACATAAGAGGGGGTCACTTGGGGGGCACGGTAGCTCTAAATACTATACTACTTTAGTTGAAGCAGAGGACAGCGTATCAAAGTATTTTAATGATGCACTCGGAAATATTACTAATATTGTAATAGGTCTAACTAAAGAATTAGGAACAGATTTAGATGTAGAATTTGCTAAAACTTTTGCTTTTGATATAGGTAAAATTGACTTAAGAGGGTTAGATAGTGAAGAGATGAATAAAAAATTGGGGGAAATTTTTTCCACTCAATTAGATTTATTCACGGAGTACGCTTTAGGCACTATTATAGGTGAGTTCCAAAATGCTAATGAGGGGTTAATGGAGACCGCTGCTAGGCTATTCGCTCAAAAAACTCTTGTTATTGATAATTTTACAAAGTTAGGTAAAGAGTACAACGAGGCAGAGCAGGCATTGATGGACTCTCCTGGGGGTATTTTAAAATTAACTGATGCAATAGCACAAGCTGCTGGTGGGGTTGAAAAGTATCAGAAAACTTTTGATTCTTTCTTTGACCAGTTCTTCACAGATATCGAGAAACAGTCATTCGCTTCTAAAAACTTAAATGGCATTTTTGAAGATATGGGAATGTCTTTACCTGCCACTAGAAAAGGTTATCGTGACCTAACTGCAGCGGTAGATGTTAGTACTGAAAGTGGACAAGCAGCTTATATTCAGTTGATAAAACTGACTGACCAAGCTGGAGCGTACTACGATTATCTAGAGGACCAGGAGCAATCCTTATTTGACTTACGAACAGGAGTTCTTGACGAAATGGGGCAGACTTATGCCTCTGAAGCGTTGAAACGAGAGCGCGAACTAAAAGATATGGACCCTGTGCTTAAGTTGATGCAAGAAGAGTTATGGGCTAGACAGGATGCTAATGTTACTAGGGAATTAAGCCTTCAGATTATGGACCTCGAAGGTAAGTCACTGGCAGCAACAACATATAGAAGAGAACGAGAATTACTAGCTCTCAGTGCTAGTGATCAGGTATTACAGAAACGTATATGGGCTTTACAAGATGAAAAAGACGCAGTAACAGATGCACAAGATTCTCTAAGTAAAGCTCAAGAAGAGTTAAAGAAAGCATTTGCTGCACATGCTGAAGACTTGCAAAAGGCTCATGAAGGAGTATTAGACTCTTTAAAGGATAGGTTATCTGATATTACAGATAATGTAAACTCTTTAACCTCTGCATTGTCTTCTATAGTTAATGCTAGACGGGCAATGGAAGTAATTACTAGGTCTACTATTTTATCTTCTACGATGGCGATAAATAGTATGACAGCTCAAGTATCTTCTGGTAATTACTCTGATATGGATGATCTAGATTATCATTTAGGGGTGCTTACTTCAGATAATTCTGATCAGTACAGCCAGTTTGAGGAGTATCAGCGCGACTTCTTAAAAGCTAAAGTATCTATTTCTAGGCTAGAGCGGGCTACAGGGCATCAGTTAACGGCAGAAGAACAACAAGTAAAATTATTAGAACAACAAATAGATATAGAAAATGATAATTATGATGCTGCTATTGCAGCTAATGAAGCTCAATTAAATGCACTTTTAGGAATCAATGAAAGTGTCCTAACTATACCGGAGGCAATAGCTAATCTGAATGCAGCGATAAGTGCCTTAGCTAGTGCTAATGCTGTTGTACAGAAATCAAGTAGTACCACTTCTATTTCTGATCAACAGGTAATATATAATACAGTAGAATCTATGAGGGGTGCTTATAGTGACCAAGAAAGTTTAAATCAAGCAGTATATGCTGCAGCAGTTTCTGCGAGGGTTCCATCCTATATGTTAGATGATACTTATGGGATGGCTGCGGGAACATCTGCAGCCTGGGCAGCTAGTCATGGACTACCAGCTTTCGCAGAGGGGGGCACTTTCAACGGCGGATGGCGCCTCGTAGGCGAGGAAGGGCCAGAGCTTGAGTATACTGGGAAAAGCCAAATACTAAGTAACACACAATCCAAAAACCTTATGGATACTTCAGCCTTAGAAGCTGAAATTCGTAAGCTACGAGAAGATATAAACGCTGCTCAGTATCAGATAGCTAAAAATACTGGGGAATCTACTAAACTTCTCAATAGATGGGATGGGGATGGTATCCCAGAAGAAAGGGATGTAGCCTAATGAAAATAATTAAGCCAGTTACCCTCACTGACTCTGAATTTGTAAGTAGTAATGTTAGCGAAACACCGCCCGACGCGTACGCGTCGGGCACTACCTATGTAACTGGAGATCAAGTAACAGTTGCAGCGACCCATAAAATATATGAGTCGCTGCAAGATGCAAATATAGGTAATTATCCACCAAATAACTTAGATGGTGAGACTCCTTACTGGTGGGAAGTTGGAGCCACAATGCCATGGAAAGCATTTGATACTCATATAGGTACTAGTAAAGTATCAAACTTAAATTCTATTACATATACGCTTACTCCCGGGCAAGTAACTGGGGTAGCTTTATTAGAAGTAGAGGGTCTTAGTGTTAATATTACTATGGCTGATCCTACAGAAGGTGAAGTATATAATAAAGATATAAGCATCCTATCCACTGAGAATGTATATGATTGGTACACATATTTTTTTGAAGGTTTTAACTTTGATACTGCAGTTATACAAGTGGATTTACCCCCATACAGAAATTGTACTTTAACTATTACTATTACTGCTGAAACAGGTAAATTAGCTAAAGTTGGGGAAATTGTGATAGGGTCTGTGTTAGATTTAGGTTTTACGCAGTATGCACCTCAAATTAGTATTATAGATTATAGTAAAAAAACTACCGATACTTTTGGTAACTTCATAGTGTTAGAAAGAGCTTATTCTAAACGAGTAGATATTAATGTAGTAGTTGAAAATGGGGCTATTAATACTATTACTAAGATTTTATCAGATTTGAGAGCTACTCCAGTAGTTTGGATTGCAACTGAAAATGAGACTTATGCATCATCTTTAGTAGTTTATGGATATTACAGAGATTTTAGCATGGTAATACCTCACCCTATATGGGCAGAAATGAATTTACAAGTGGAAGGATTAACTTAATATGGCTATTACAGAATTACCCCCAGCACCTAGTAGGCAAAGACCTACAGATTTTGCTGATGAAGCTGACGATTTTTTAAGTGCTTTACCTACTTTTAGGGATGAAGCTAATGCTTTAGCTGAAGATACTAATGCTAATGAAATCGCAACTGCTGCAGATCGAGTTCAGACTGGGTTAGATGCTCAAGCAACTGCTGCAGATCGAGTTCAAACAGGATTAGATGCAATTGCAACGGCTGCAGATCGAGTTCAGACTGGGCTAGATGCAACTGCAACTGCTGCAGATCGAGTTCAGACTGGGTTAGATGCTCAAGCAACTGCTGCAGATGTAATTACTGCACAAGAAATTATTGATGATATATCAGTAGCCCCTTTATGGGTATCTGGAACAGATTATGATCAGTATCGCGTTGTAACAGACCCTACTAATTTTAAAACTTATAAAGCTACGGTTGAGATTTTAAATAGTACAACAGAACCTAATGCTGATACTAATTGGCAAGATATCAGCTTTGGCGGTACTGCTAGTTTTTCAAATGTGGAGTTTACTGCAACAGCGGGGCAAACAGTATTCACCGTAGATTATACAGTAGGTCTAGTAGATGTTTTTTTAGACGGTGTTAAACTAGGTAGTGTGGATGTTGATGTAAGTTCAGGCACTTCGGTAGTTTTGACAGAAGGAGCGACGGTAGGAGCGCTGCTAGTCGTTCAAATATTTACCTCCTTTAACATTGCTAACACGTATACTAAGACTGAAATAGATGCTTCTTTTGCTGAAGTAGAGGCACGTAGCTACTTAATAAATAAGCCTTCTATAACTTCCCCTACTAATGGACAAACAGACTTTATTGGAACTATTACAAGCTCATCATTCTCATCTGGGGATTATTATACTAATTCTCAGGATTATGTATATTGGAAATTAGCTTTAGATTCTGGCTTAACTAATATTGTAGATGAATATTCAGGCAGCTCTAATTTAAATTCTTGGGCTCCAGCATACGGTAATAATCCACTAACTACAATGTATGCAGAAGTAAGGTATGGTTCGGAAGGACATTTATCTGAAAAATCAGATATTATAAGTTTTACTACATCAAATATATATGTAGAGACTCCTACAATAACTGTAGAAGGCAGTCCTACCGATGTTCCAGAAAATCCTGAAATATCAACGTCAGCTTTTTCTGTAGTTAATGGTTCAGGTACTCATGCATCTACTAGTTGGAAAGTTACTGATGTTTTAGCGGATTTAGTAGTATGGCAGTCTTTAAATGATGAAACTAATCTTCTTAGTGTAACAATGCCCAAAGAGATTTTAGTTGTTTCTAAGGAGTATAAGTTTGAGGCTCAACATAATAGTACAGAATATGGTAGCTCTGCCTATGGTGAAGCTACTGCCACGACTAAAGCGAGTTTCTTTTATCATGGAGTCGGGCCGGGTGCCAGTAGTTTACAATATGATAGTAGCACAGATACTGGGTATTATGGGGAAACAACTACAGCTGAGTTAATTACTGGGTCAGATTTAGCTGCGTCAATTGGGTTGATTGAGGGCACTTCGATTAATGATACTGCCGGTTGGCTCAAGTTTCAAAGCCATGGTAAAGTGTTATATATTGCCAAGAAACCTCAGCGTCACACTGTTTCGTGGGATCAGATATACTGGCGTAGTGCAGTTTATGGGGATCGTACTATCCGTATTGGTAATGATTTGTACAAAGTTGTAATTGGGCTTCGTTTACTGATGCTGATATTGTCGTAGCTGCTGGAGACGGTAGGTATACTTGGACTCAGGAAACTGCTAGTGATGACCTGTCTAGACGTGTCGGCCGTGGTTATGATCGTTTGTCTTACTTCTCTAGGCTTGCTTCTTCTAATGCGTCTGCGTCTTACGGGTGGCGTCCTTGCCTTGAGCTAATTCAGCCAGGATCTGAACCATATAACACTATTGATGACGGGCCTGGTCCTTCAACATTAACTTATGATTCAGTTACAGACACTGGTTATTATGGGGAAACAACTACTACTGAATTAACTACAGGCTCGGCACTTGCAAGCTCAATTGGACTCAGTGCCGGTACTTCAATAAATGATACTGCAGGATGGCTAAAGTTTTATTACCACGGCAAAGTCCTCTACATTGCTAAGAAACCACAGAGGCACACGGTGTCATGGGATAATGTTTACACTGCTGGAGCTGTTCATGGATTCGGTAGTCAGCCGGGTGGTGATTCTGTTAACTCTTCAGTTAAAGGAGTGTACGCTACAGGCTCAACAAGCCCTGGCAATGTAGTACAAACTAAAGAGATTACGGTAGGTGCTTATGAGTTAAAAGTTAGGCTAATGACAGGAGCTACTAGCAATCCAATTGATACTACTAATGCAAGTGGTTCTGATTCATGCTCTTATAACTTAGGGGGCAGCAGCGAGTGGAA